CTCTTAGCTCATTGAAGCTATCTAATGTATCAGCAATGCTTCTAAGGAAACCATCCATAGTATTAAGCACTGTATCTCTTACAGTTTCACCAAACTTCATGACCCCATCTTCGCCAGCTACTGTAGATGCAGTTAGTTCTTTGAATGATGTCGCTAAATTTTGCAGTATTGGCAGAAAAGCAATAGATACTGCTGCTGTTACTGTTTGTATTTGTCTGGTAATGAAAGATAAAGTGTCGTTAAATTTTTCAGATTGTCTAATACCAGATTCACTAAGTATCAAACCATAATCTTTAGCTTTTTGTATATAAGCATCAAAAGCAGCCCCACCATTGTCTAAAACATCTACAACTTGAATTCCAGCACGACCGAATAAATTTGCTGCGACAGTGGCTTTTTCTGATTGTGATTGCAACCCTGCCATACCATCAGATACTTCTCTAAGCAATGTATCCATATCTTTGGTATTGCCATTAGCGTCTTCTATCTCAACACCTAAATCTTTAAATATATCTGCTTGTGTTTTCAAACCTCTCTGGGCATCACCAACAGATCGTGTGAATTTTTCTAGTGATTTATTCGCAATTTCGACTGAAGATCCTGATTCTACTGCTGCTATTTGAAATGCTTGTACTGTGTCAGTAGCTATACCTGTTCTGGTAGACACTTTACCGATGGCATCAGCAAAATCAAATGATTTCTTAGCTACTAAACTTACTGCTGTTGCTGCTGCTGTAGCAGCTAGACCAACTTTAAGAACTCCTGCTGCTGCACCACCTGCTGCTTTACCAATACCACCTAAACCTTTTTTGACATTACTAAAGGCTTTCTTAGTCTTATCTAAAGCTGTTAATTCAATTTTGTATTTTTGGTTAGCCATTGTTAGTTCTTTCTTGTTTTATTCTAAAGTAAGCTGACCACAATTGGAATTCCTCGATAGACATCTGCTGAACCTCATCTAAGGTTTTGCTTAACAATTCGGCTAATTGAAGTTGATTGTAGAGTAAATTATTATCTTCTAATTTTTTTTTACTTCTTCTTCTGGCTGTTCTGCCATGATTTCGTTAGACACACGAATAAGCACATTACGATCTACTTTGTTTAGTAAAATGTTTTTATCCTCAAGTGAGAAGATTTTTTCGCCATTCTCGTCAAGAGCTTTGTAGATTAAAACATAAGCAAGCATTGCCATGTCATCTTCTTTTGCCATGCGAAATAGCTTAGATGTTTCCTGTAGGGTGAGTGGTTTTGAAAAGATTAGAAGTGGTTGCCCGTCCTCACCCCACTCAGGAACACTGATTTTTTTGATATCTAAGCTGTCAAAATGAGCTTTTGCTCGTTCTATTGCTTTCAAATTATGCAGTTCCGATAGTTAATGCGCCAGTACCTTGTACTGTGAATGATCTTTCTACTAAGCCATCATATGATTGTGATTGGCTAATGCCTGTCACAATACCTGTACCTGATAACTGATAATCACCAGAAGTATCGCCTTCAGGTAAAAACAAGAAAGCTAATTCACTACCGATAGTCATAGCTGTTTGAGCTGTATCAGTGTCATCAAACAAAGCATCAATAGACGCTGTAAATGTTGTTAATGATGATTTATAAGTACGAGCAGTATCACCCATTTTTGTATCTTCAATAGTGTCTGCTGATTGGTCGACTGAGAATGATCTAATTTCACCGATAGCATTGCCACCCGCTTTAACTATTCCATCTGATCCTTTAAATGTTGCCATAATATTATTCTAAAGTTCCTTCTGTATGATGATAAGCGATTTCAAAAGTCATTACAACAATTCCAAGCGGATTATCACCCTCTCCATTATAACTAATTTCTGTACTAATTAAGAAGCTATCTTTGGCAAGATTGTTAATTAATCTATCTGTATATAATGCTTCTTCGACTTCTTTACAGATAGTGTCAATAGTATCATCGTAATTTGTATTAGCTTTGACATACGCTTCGACCACAAGCTGTAGGATCTTCTCGATACTGCGTGGTGGGTTCATGGCTAATGGCTCTGATGATTCTTCTCTAGTGTATATCAGTAAACAAGGTAGTTTAGTATTCTCTATCGGATAAACCCTAGATTGAAACACATTAGAACCAGTAGTAGTCAAACCTGTTAAGGTGGTTGCTACTCTCTCTCTGATTTGCTGTCTGTAATGAGCCATAACTTATTGTAGCTTATTTGCCTTGTCCTCTGTATTTTTTGTAACTTCTTCTTTTGTGTTTATTCAATGTTGAGCTACCAAAGTTTCTACGACCTTGCGATGTTTTCTTACCATTAACCCCTGCTGTGGGTTCATGCCCTTTGCTAAACTGTAGTTTAGTTTTCTTGGGCATTAGTCGTCTTTAGACTGAGAAGCACCAAAATAAAATGATATGACTGCTGATGCCAGTCCACCTAAATAACCAAGCACAAGGTTAATTAGAGCTTCTGAGTTCTGTTCTGGTGGTTGTAGTGTTACCAAGAATATGTAGCCCATAAAACCAGATAGTGTCAGTATGCCCATGAGCTTTGTAGTCCAGTCTTTAGAGAAAGTTGCTCTAGCGTTCTGTTTATCTTCGGCTTCTAATCTGAAAACATCTACTTCCAGTTCTTTCATCTTAACTTCAAACTCATTGTCAGCTTCTTTGAGCTTTAACATTTCGTCTGGCGTTGCTTGTCTAACAGCTTTTTCTACTGCTTGTTGATTATTAGGAACACCCAACTTTTCTGCAATCATGCCTATTGCTGCACCGCCTAATGGTGAGCCAAGAGCAGAACCTAAAGCTGGTGCTACTGTGCTTACTAAATTTTTAAGTTTGTCAATCATCTGTATATCCTTCCATTTCAAAATCTATGCTATCGTCAATCGTCGCTAACATCTCTCTTGGTATATAAATATCAAGTTTGATGAGTTTATCACCACTGACAACACTATCTAAATATAACACAAATAGTTGCTCATAATCAGATCGTGCTATCCAGTGCCGATCTCTGAGACTTCTCTGCTTGCAATCGTATTGCCATGCTTCGTCTAATTGTGCTTCGCTATAGAGAATCATTAGTCTTGTAATATAAGAACTGTTACCCCTGTGCCATCTGGCTGTATATTAACGATATTGTAAGTCACACTATCTATTGTGATAGTGTCGTCTGTATCAATTCCTGTAACATCTGAGCTGCGACAAGTCACGACTGGCTGTGTTCCATCGACATCCACTGATTCACCCGCTATAGCGAAATATTCCTTATTGATAATGACATTAATAGAACTGCCAGTACCATTGATGGTCACAGTTGCGGTTGAACCATGTGTTTCTGTATCGAAAAAGTTTTCGAGATCCTGTGCTGTTTCTAATGCCATTATCTTGTTTTAAGTTCTTTTTCTGCTTTGTCAGATTTCTTTTTAGCTGCACCTGTAGACTTCTCAACACCTGCTGCTTCTAAACCTGCGTAATCTTTTGGGTTGCAAGTGAACTCATCACCTGCTTTGTACCATGTACCTTGATAACATACTTTTCTAGTTGCTACTACTTCCATCATTTCTCCTTTTTACTCCCTCTGGGTTTATAAATATTACCGAAACTTAGTTTGTCCCATTCCGCAGCTTTTGCTTCTGGTACTTCTATAGTCTGCCCTGATTGATACTTAGTACCTGCCCAATAGGTAGTTTGATTGAATACGAATTTAACTGTTTTGTTATTCATAGATTTTATTATACATAAAAAAAGGGCTTCCGAAGAAGCCCTAAAATAATCTCAAATATTATTATGTAACAATATCTTTAATTACTGAGAAGCTATCGTCATGTCTAAGAGCTACGTCAAAGTCTTGGAAGAAAGCTAATCTTGTTGTACCTGCGTTTGAACCTGTGTATGGGTCAACAATCACATCAACACCTGAATAGAATCCAAGCATTAGTTGTGAGAAGTCACCAAAGATTAGAGCAGATAAGTTGCTACCTGTACCTTTTGAAAGGTCACTTGGCACTAATGTGCTTGATAGGTAGTCATAACCTAAGATTCTGTTATCTTCACCAAGAATGAAGTTACCTTCAACACCTGATGATTGTTTTGATACAGTTCTTAAGTTAGCTGTAACTTTAGGGTTACCAACAAACTTCACTGAAGCATCGTTAAGGATTGCATTATCAACCTCAACAGCTTCTACCATGTCCACACACTTAGCGTATGTGATTGCACCACCATTTGTACCTATAGCAACAACGTTACCTGTTGAAGAAGCAATGATACCTGATGGTTCATTTGAACCGCCACCTTCTAGTGCTACTTCATCGATCTTTCTTGCGAAAGAATTAATAACATCTTGTCTTAATACAGCTTCGATTGATGGGTCTGATTGCAACATTAGCTTTCTTGAAATATCAAGTTGGCAAGCCAGTGTCTTAGGAGACATGGTGACTTGTGCGAAAGTTGCATTACCTTCTGATGGAGCTGAATCTTCAGCAACAAATGAAACATTTGATGTTTCAGCTGACATTTTTGGTATAGCTACATCGCCTTTCAGTCCTTGAAGAACTCTAGCACCTGCTTGTCCAACAACTAATTTTGCTTTAAGAGCTTCGATGAACTCATCACCAAGATG